AAGATACCAAACCCGATTTTTTTGTAAAAAGTTCCCATCACTCATAGGTGCACCTATAAGCGATGGGAACAAAGAATGAAGCCGGCCGCTGTACGGCCATAAGGCGTTATTGCTTCTGCTTATCGTCGTAGCGCATGAGCATCAGCGCGAAGTCCTGCCGGGTGAGGTACCCGCGCGGCATCAGATTGCCGTTACCGTCGCCTCGCATGATGCCGTTGTTGTTTATCCAGGCGAGCGCCGCGGTCGCATAGCGGTTAGCCGGCGCGGCCTGCAGCTCCTCCAGATACTTATCCATGCACTGCTTAAACTCGTCATATACCATCGGACTCACCTTGTCAACATAGTCGACCCACGGCAGCAGGCCCCAGCTGGACCAGCTGCGCCAGTTCTCGCACCGGTCGCTCGGACCGTTCAGACCGGTCAACTGCACACCGTCGGCCCAGATCGGCGTGCACTCGATCACGCAGCCGTCGCCCACGTATACGCCGATATGGCCCGGTATCCATACAGCGGCGCCCGGCACTATCTGGTCGAAGTCGGTGCGCGGTCCGCACGCCCTTATCATCTGGTCGGCGCTTATATCCGGCACGTGATTTGAGGCATACACAGCGCCGCCGTTACGCTTCGAGGCGTCGCCGGTCCAGCCCCACAAGATAGACTTGATCAGACAGACACAATCGAAGCCGAACGTTTGCGGCGTGGCAGCCTGCAGAGCAGGCGCGCGGAGGTAGCTGGCGTTATATGGATTAGCCAGGGCTCGGCTCTTGTTGCTGTTTGTCATAGGCCAACCCCAGCCGCCATTGACGTAGACGGTCGGCAGCCTGAGCGCCTGGAGCAGTTTGTAGATCAGTTCGCCGTTTGTCATATATCTATCATAGCATCGTCGAAATATTTCTGCAATATCCCGCATAAAGTTATTGACAGTTATTAACCATTGACGTATAATAATCGCAGGAGGTATCTGAACATGGAATTTGACTTTAACTACAATCAGAAGTTCGGCGATAATGATAATCTGGTGATCTATCGCTATCCATCGCTCGAGGGCAATAAGGTTCGCCGCGGTGCTGCTATGATCGACGACTACGTTACTGCGCTGCAGTACGCGCAGAACATGCGCACGATAATGGGCGGCGAGTGCTGGGTCTACAAGTTCAACGGTACCGGCTGGGAGTGCTGCTATTACGCCGGCCAGCAGAAGATCGAGAAATAGGAGGTATAATATGAAAACCAGAGAAGATAAGTTTGACGTAGTAGTGATCGCCGGCAAGCTCTACGTGCACCGGCGCGGTTTCTTCGAGAAGCTCGAAGAGACATACAAGATGAGCGTGCCGACGGTCACGATCGGTCAGTGGCGTTTTGCAAAGTATGACTGGGGGGATCTTAAAAATGCTAAAGCCTGACGGAAACAAGCGCACCGTGAGCGTGGTGCTGGAGAGCGAGATCGTCGAGTGGCTCGATGATCTCGCCGAGATCAACGGCCGCAGCAGGTCCTATGTGATCAATGTGATGCTCAAGGCGGCTAAGGTCGCATATTTCACCGACGAGGGAGGTGATCAGGATGGCGCAGAGGCTTAGCGATAAGGCGGTACTGAACCGCCAGTGGCAAAACACCCGGCTGCGCTGGGATGAAAATGAATATACGCCGGTCGCGCTGATGGATAAGGAAGCCGCGGACCTGCGCGCCGAGTATACCAGGCTGCGCCGTGTGGCGCAGAAGCGCCTGCAGAAGCTCGCAGATAGTGAGTGGGCGGACGGCGAGTTCTACGACGAGTTCGCTGTCGGCTTTAAGAGGCTGTCGCGTATCAGCAGCGAGCGCGAGCTGCGCGCGGCCCTCTCGGACGTCGCGCGGTTCATCAGCTCGCCGCGCTCCACGCTGACCGGTAATGAACAGATCGCACGTAGGTACATCAACACCATGCACGAGCGCGGCTACGACTTCGTGACACGCGAGAATTACCACGACGTCGTCGAGTTCTTCGAGGACTGGCGGCAAGGCAAGCTGGATGTGATCTACGACAGCGGCAGCGTCGCCGAGGTCTATGAGCTATCTAAAGAGTTAAAAGTGAAGAACGCCGAGGACGTGCGCAAGAACCTCGAGTTCTGGCTGGAGCACCGCGAGGAGATCCGCCAGTATGAGCCGCCTAAAGGACGCCGCACGACGTCCAGCGCGGCGATCCGGAGGAGCCTGAAGCACAAAGGGGTGCTGTGATGGTGGTATCTGCGGCTGAGTTCAATGAGTGGGAGCTGCGCCGCATACCTGCGCAGAAGCGAAAGCCCGGCAACCAGGGGCGGCGTGACAGCAAGTGGCTATACAAAGACATAATCACGGCGTTTGATATCGAGACGACGAGATTACCGGATATCGAGCAGGCGGTCATGTACATCTGGCAGTGGCAGTTCGGCCCGGAGATCACCGTCGTCGGCCGCACATGGGCCGAGTTCCTCGACCTATGCGAGCGCATTAAAAAACAGATGGGCGGGCAGAAGCTCCTGGTGTTCGTTCATAATCTGTCGTACGAATTTCAGTTCCTCCGCGGGATCTATGCGTTCAGCCCGGATGAGGTGTTCGCCGTCAAGCCGCGCAAGATCCTAAAGTGCGAGATGTTCGGCTTCATCGAGATGCGCTGCAGCTACCTTCACAGCAACATGTCGCTCGACGAGTATTTGCGTAAAATGGGCGTGGTCCATCGTAAATTAACGATGGACTATGACAAGCTCCGCTATCCCTGGACAGAGCTGACTGACGACGAGCTCGAATACTGCATCAACGACGTCCGCGGCCTTGTCGAGGCTCTGCAGATAGATCTCGCGCTTGAGGGCGATAACTTCTACACGTTCCCGCTGACGTCGACCGGCTACGTCCGGCGCGACGCTAAAGAGGCGATGCGCAAGGTCTCGCCTTCATATCTGCCGTCTCTCCTGCCGAACCTGCATATATATACGATGCTGCGCGAGGCGTTCAGAGGCGGTAATACGCACGCAAACAGGTACTACGCAGGCAAGATCGTGCGCGATGTGCACAGCGCGGACCGCTCCAGTAGCTATCCTGATGTACAGGTCAACTGTGAGTTCCCTGTCAGCCGCTTCTTTGAGGCCGGCGCGCTCAGCTGGGAAGAGGTGCTGGATCTCATAGGCCGCCGGCACAAGGCTGTGCTTCTGCGCGTGGCGATCTACGACCTGCGGCTGCGTGATCCGACATGGGGCTGCCCATATGTTCCGAAGAGCAAAACGCGGTATGGCCGCGGGCTGGTCGTTGACAACGGACGCCTGCTCTCGGCGGACTACTTCGAGATCACGCTGACAGACATTGATCTCGAGATCATGCTGAGCGAATACGACTTCGACGCTGTGCCGCTTGACGTGGCCTATGCCAGATACGGCAAGCTGCCGCCGGCGCTGGTCGAGGTGACGAAAAGGTATTACCGCAACAAGACCGAGCTGAAAGGCGTAGCCGGGCAGGAAGTGTTTTATACTAAGGAAAAGAACAAGCTTAACAGCATCTACGGCATGAGCGCGCAGGACCCTGTCAAAGACCGCATACTCTTCAAGGACCTGGACGCCGCCGATCAGGGCGGCTACGTGCCGGAGGGCAAGGACCCTGCCGAGCTCCTGGAGGAGAGCAACAAACACGCGTTCCTCTCTTATGCCTGGGGCGTCTGGGTCACGGCCTGGGCGCGGCTCCGGCTCGAAGAGGGCATCAGGCTTGCCAGCTCGCAGCCGTGGGGCGACGGCTTCGTGTACTGTGACACCGACAGCGTCAAATACGTCGGCTCGGTCGACTGGGACGCTTACAATGTGGAGCGCCGGCGCGACAGCCTCGCAAGCGGCGCTTATGCCACGGACCCGGCCGGCGAGACGCACTACATGGGCGTGTACGAGGTCGAGGACACAGCTGACAAGTTTGTCACGTGGGGTGCCAAGAAATACCTCTGCGAGTACGGCGGCAAGCTCAAAGCGACTATCGCCGGCGTCAATAAAAGTATGGCAGGCGCCGAGCTCGCGCGCTCCGGCGGTGTCGAAGCGTTTAGGCCAGGCTTTGTATTCCGGGACGCAGGCGGCACCGAGGCCGTATACAACGATCATCCGCAGCTCGCGCCGCTGATCATCGACGGGCACCGGCTCGATATCACATCAAACGTCGTGCTGCGGCCGGACTACTACACGCTTGGCCTGGCCGGAGACTATGAGAGGCTCCTGCGTTACAGCGGCAATTAACGATTGACAACGGCTAATAACTATCGTATACTGATGATGCGGGCAATAATGCCTGCAATGCACAAGCACTACTTTATAGGAGGAACAAGATGAAGATTCTTAGAACCAGCAATAACAACATGACCGCCGCGACCGTGTACAGACTCAGCAAGTCGCCTGCGATCCGCAAGCTCAGCGACGCCGCCGGGCAGACTATCGAGATCGCCGAGTACGTATTTTATGAGGACGTAAACGCCGACGGCAAGCCGCAGACCATCTGCTCGATCAGGACTGTCGACGGCGACGTGCTCGCGACCAACTCCAGCACGTTCGTGCGCGAGTTCTCAGACATGATTGATATGTTTGAGGACATGGGCGAGCAGGTCAAGGCCATCAAGATCGTCCAGGGCACCAGCAAGGGCGGCCGCACGTTCATCACCTGCGACGTCGCCGAATAGCGGCAGGACGTCAGACCGGCGGGCTCCACGTGAGCCCGCTGTTTTAATATGGAGGGAGACATGAGCATATACCTGCCATCCGGATACCTGGACGTGCCGAAGATCATGCGCGACCCGCTGCCGTTCACGTTCATCGTTGGCGGCCGCGGCACCGGCAAGACGTACGGCATCCTGAAATATATAATAGAACACAAGCTGCGTTTTATCCTCCTGCGCCGGACGTCCGCGCAGTTCGAGATCCTGAGCAGTCCGGCGGCTATGCCGTTTAAGCGGCTCAACCTCGATATGGGCTGGCACATCGTCCCGGATCCTATCAATAAATATATGGCCGGCTTCTACGACTCGGACGCGGACGGCAAGCCGGCTGGCGAGGTCCTCGGCTACGCTGCCGCGCTGTCCACGTTCAGCAATCTCCGCGGCGTGGACCTCTCAGACGTCGACGTGCTATTCTACGACGAGTTCATCCCGGAGCCGTCCGCCAGAGCGATCCGCGAGGAGGGGCAGACTTTTCTGAACGTATACGAGACCATCAACCGCAACCGCGAGCTGGAGGGCCGGCGGCCGCTGACCGCGATCTGCGCGGCAAACAGCATGGACCTGGGCAACCCTCTGTTTATGGAGCTCGAGCTGGTGACTGACGCCGAGAAGATGCGGCGCAAGGGCCAGGAGCTGCGCCGCGACGAGAAACGCGGCATCTCTCTGTATATAATGGATAGATCGCCCATAAGCGATAAGAAGCGCGGCACCGCTCTATACAGAGCCGCGGGCGGACAGTTCGCAGATATGGCGCTGAATAATGAGTTTGCCGACATGGGCGCAAATATCGCGCCGCAGCCGCTTGCCGAATACCGGCTGATCTTCACTGTCGGCGAGATCAGTGTATATAAGCACAAGGCCGGCGACCGCTTCTACGTGAGCCAGCACCGGAGCGGAGGCGGCCCGCGCTACACGGCGAGCGACACCGACCGGCGCCGGGTGGTCCGCGCGTACGGTTACATCTGGCGCGCGTACATGCAGAACCGGATATTCTTTGAAAACTCGACCTGCGAGATCCTGCTGAAACGCTATTATAATTGATTTGACATTTATTAGTAATTCATATAAAGTAAAGTTAGAGCAGGGGCAGCCCAAGAGCAGCCCCGGAAGGGCGGGCACGCGCAAGCTCGGCGCACAACGCCCCTGCCTACTTTAAGGAGGATCAAATGGAAGGTATAGACCTTATCCAGGCTGTCAGCAGCGTCGGGTTTCCCATCGTCATGTGCGGAGTGCTTTTCTGGTACATGATGCAGGAGAGCAAGTCACACAAGGAAGAGACGGCTGCGCTTAAAGACGCTATCGTCGAGCTCAAGATCGCTATCACATCGCTTGTCACAAAGATAGGAGAGTAAGTATATGAACGTCAAAGACATCGTTGCCCTGGCGAACGCCGGCTTCACCGCCGAGCAGATCGCCGGTCTGCAGGCCGCAGAGGCCGCCGCTCCGGCGCCCGCTCCTGCGGATCCTCAGCCGGCACCGGCTCCGCAGGAGCCCGCACCGGCACCGGCACCAACGCCGGCACCGGAACCGCAGCCCGCGCCTGATCCGGTCGCAGCTATGCTGCAGCGCATCGGCGTAGCGCTGGATAATCTTCAGGCCGCGAACATCCGCAACTCAGAACAGCCGCACGAGCTCACCGCCGACGAGGTGCTCGCGCAGGTGATAAACCCGCCACGCGTTGTTAAATAAGGAGGAGAAATATGAACACTATGACCTTTACACAGGCCGCAACTGTGCTGTCTGCGATAGTCAGCCAGGCGTCAGGCCGCACGCAGATAGCGCCGACCAACCCCGCCGAGTTCGTCGCCGTCGCTAAAGTAGGACTTGAGAGCGGCTACGACCCACTCGCGACCGCGATCTCTCAGGTTCTCAGCCGCACGATCTTCTCGGTGAGACCCTACAACCGCAAGTTCGCAGGACTCGAGGCCGACAGCATCCGCTACGGTAACCACGTCCGCAAACTCAACTACATCGATCAGGACCCGGAAGAGGACGACAGGATCAAGCTGGTGGACGGGCAGAGCATCGACCAGTACGCCGTCAAGAAGCCGCAGGTCCTCCAGACCAACTTTTACGGCGAGAGCGTCTATCAGGCGCACATCACCATCTACCGCGATCAGCTCGACGTCGCGTTCTCCGGGCCGGAAGAGTTCACCCGCTTTATCAGCGGACTCATGGAGCATATGCAGAACCAGATCGAGAAGTGGCACGAAGAGACCGCACGCGCGACCGTCGCCAACTTCATTGCCGGCAAGGCCGCCAGCGACAGCGCGAACGTGATCTACCTGCTCGACCTCTACGAGGCTGAGACCGGACTGACCGGACTGACTGCGCAGAGCATCAAACAGCCGGCTAACTTCGTGCCGTTCACCAAGTGGCTCTTCGGCTACCTCAAGACCGTATCTGATATGATGACCGAGCGCTCCGTGAAGTTCCACAAGAATTTCACTATCGGCGGCGCCGCCAAGCTCATCCACAGACACACCCCGCTCGACAGACAGAAGATCTATCTGTATGCTAAGGAGCTGAACAACATGGACGCCTCCGTCGTCTCCGGCACTTTCCATGACGACTACCTCAAGATCGCCGACTACGAGCGCGTCAACTTCTGGCAGGCTATCGATGCACCGATGGAGATCAAAGCGACGCCCGGCTACAACGACGCAGACGGCAGCGTACACGCCAACCCCTCTGCGGTGACTCTCGAAAACGTCCTGGGCGTGATCTTCGACGAGGAGGCCGCCGGCTACACCGTGATCAACCAGTGGCAGGCGAATAGCCCGTTCAACGCGAGAGGCGGCTACACGAACATGTTCTGGCACTTCACCGACAGATATTGGAACGACTTCACCGAAAACGGCGTCGTCCTGATCCTCGATCACAGCGCATAGCAAAGGAGGGCCGCTATGGCTTTTGCAGTCAAATTCTATACCGCTGCACAGTTCAGCAAGCGGACTAACAGCACCAAGCGGCCCGCCGCGTCGCTAACGCCGACCACCTACCAGTGCACTCTCAAAGAGCAGACCGGCCTGATGGACCCCACCATCAGGCTCAAGCTCGCCGGCGGGGCCGCCTCAAGCCCCGCCGATTTTACATACTGCGAAATACCGGCGTTCGGTCGCTTCTATTTTATACGTGATTATGTGAACGACGGCCCGCTCTGGGACCTGCAGCTGACCTGCGACGTACTCGCGACCTATCAGACTGAGATCGGCGCGTCGAGCCGCTACGTGCTGCGCGCGTCCGCGGCGAGCGACGGCGGGATCGTTGATAATATGTATCCGACGACCGGCGGCCGCCAGCAGATCACCCGCACGCCTCCGGAGGGCGGCGCTCCATTTGAGCCGTACGGCTTCGGCACGTACATGCTCGGTATCATCGGAGCCGGCACCGGTACTGCCAGCATGGGCGCGGTCCAGTATTACGCGTTTGACCAAGCGCAGCTGAATACTTTCTTCAGTTACCTCTTCGGCGACAATCAGTGGCTCGGCGTCTCACAGCAAGCCCTCGATCCGGATCTGCAGAAGATGATCTTCAATCCGTTCCAGTACATATCGAGCGCGATGTATTATCCGTTTGACGCCACGAGCCTCGGAACCGAAGTAAACGCGGTCAAGTTCGGCTGGTGGGCGCTCCAGACGCCGGCGTACAAACTGCCGAAAGCGCCGTTTTTCGATCCTCCGGCAACGCAGATACAGATACCCAAACACCCGCAGGCCGCGGCCCGCGGCGGATATCTCAACTGCGCGCCGTACAGCGATTATGTATTCGAGTTCCAGCCGTTCGGCTCCTGGCCGGTAGACACCGCGATCCTGTATAATGCCGACACGCTGCAGGTCAAAACGACCGTGGATCTGATCAGCGGTATCGGTCGTCTTAACCTGCTGGCGTATAACGGCACCACCAGGATCGCGATGCTGCCGGACATGCTCGCACAGGTCGGCGTGCCTATCGAGCTCGCGCAGATCTCGCACGACCTCGCCACGCCGCTCGGCTCGGCCGTCGGCGCCGGTGTATCTGCTGCGCTGGGTAATCCTGTCGGCGCCATCATGGGCGGCATCTCCGCGATCGGCTCACTGATACAGGGCGCTGCCGGCTCACTTGAGCGCAAAGGCGCTAACGGCTCGCTTGTCGCATACTACAACGAGCTGCCAAGCCTGCGCCTTAACTACTTTAATATCGCGCAGGCAGGCACCGACGAGCTCGGCGCACCGCTCTGCCAGACCAAAGTGATCAGGACTATCCCCGGTTACATCCTCTGCGCAGAGGGGGACGTGAGCATCGCCGCGACTGATCCGGAGCGCCGCGCGATCTCCGGATACCTGACCGGCGGCTTCTATTACGAGGTATAAGCATGGCCTGGCTGCCGAGAATGACCGCACCGGACGCCTCGAACATGTACTACCGGCACACCGGCTATCTGGTCGACGGCGTCGACGGTCTGAACGAATGTATAGTAATAGATAGCAGCACCGGCTTTGTCATGCCTAACTGCGTCGGATACGCGTGGGGCCGATGGTATGAAGCGCTTGGTGAGCGCCCGCGGCTATACCGAGGCGACGCGCAGGACTGGTACTACAACACCGGCGACGGCTACCAGCGCGGACGTACCCCGCAGGTCGGCGCTATCGCCTGCTATTCCGGCGGCAGTTACGGCGGACACGTCGCAGTCGTCGAACAGATGACCGGAGGCGGCGCCGTTCCGATAACCTCAAACAGCGCCTACAACGGCACGCTGTTTTGGACTGAGGCGCTCATATACGACGGAGAAACCGACAGCTGGCTGCCGCCATATAGCGGTTATACGTTCCAGGGCTTCATCTACCCGCCGTTCCTTCCGCCGGACCGCAAGCCGATCTGGCTGATTGCCGGAGGAAATCGGAGACTGCCTAACGGCCGCGATAAAAATCTGCATCTATGGAGGTGACCTATATATGATCGCACCGTACGAATACGCGCAGATCAACCTGGCGACGTCTCAGGGCTCGCCGTCTACGATCCATGCGCACAACACGCTGCTGCAGCGCTATTTCGCGCGCTACCTGCTGCAGCGCGCTATCACTCAGTTTAAGTGGACCATGCCGGCGGCGTGGATCCGCGCGCACGCCGACCGCTATCTCCTGTTCGTCCTCTATGCATGGGGCCCGGCGGCGATCTTCAACACCGACCGATACGGCGTGATCCCGCAGGGCTGCACGCTGAGCGGCTACAACGTGTTTTACCAGCCCCGGCGCGCCGTTGTCGCAAATCCTCTGATAAATGGCGCACGCGAGATGGAGATCGGCAAGACCTGCACCGTGCTGTCGCTCTCGCCGGACTGGTGCAGTCCTATTGATAAGATAGAATATTACGCAGACCTTATGGCGCTGACGATGGAGGCCGCCGCGGTCAACGTCGTCAATTCTAAGCTCGGCTACGTGTTCGCGGCCTCCGGCAAGTCCGCCGCTGAGACGTTCAAGAAGATGTTCGACCAGCTGAACGCGGGCAACCCTGCCGCAGCCGTCGACAAGTCGCTGTTCGATGAAGAGGGCAACCCGCTCTGGACCACGTTTACGCAAAACCTGCGCGAAAACTACATCGCAGGCGACCTGCTGAACACGCTGCGCAGCATCGAACGACAGTTTGATACCGACTTCGGCATACCGAACGCCAACACCGAGAAGCGCGAGCGCCTGATCAGCGCCGAGGTCGAGAGCAACAGCCAGGAGGTCCGCACGCTCGGATCGCTCTGGCTTGACAACCTGCAGAAGGACCTGGAGCTCGCGCGGGATATGTTCGGCTATTCAGAGACCGAGCTGAACGTCAAGTGGCGCAAGTACGGCGACACTGATATACTAATAGCAGGAGGTGATACGTATGAGCCGCGCTAATCTATCCATCATCGGCCTCTACACGGCACGACCGGACCTGCTTGACGACCTGCATCTGCCGGCGCAGATAGACCGCGAACAGGTCGAAGATGCTATATTGCTCGACTGTGCCGAGCTGGAGCTGGTATATACAAATCCAGATTTTATGAAGCGCGCGATCAAGGCATGGTCACACCACCGCGTCGACGCCTGGGAGAAGATGTACGAGACTACGCAGTACGAGTATGACCCGCTCTGGAATAAAGACGCGACGATCACCGACACCGAGAGCGTTGAACGTAAACAGTCGATAGACGGCACCACCAGCGGCACCGCGTCAAGCGATACCAGCGGCACCAACAGCCAGACGAAGAGCCGTACGTCGACCGGCTCGCGCACCGGCTCGCAGACTCACGAAGTCACCGGCTTCAACGACAACACGCTTGCCGTTGACAGCAAGGACAGCACCACCGCAAGCGACCAGCTGACCGACTCCGGAACCGACTCCGGCACGACGAGCGAGGAGCGCGAGGACAGCCACAGCGAGACCCGCAGCGAGGACCTCGGCGAGACCGTCACCAGGACCCACACCCACCGTGAGACAGGCAACATCGGCGTAACGTCGACCATGCAGCTCATCCGCGAACAGCGCGATATCGTCAACTACGACGTTGTGCAGATGATCGCCGACGAGTTCAAGCACAAGTTTTGCATACTGGTATACTAAGGAGGTAACACCGTGGCACTTTTTGATAATATGCCCTATACCGATCTGCACGAAGTCAACCTTGACTGGATCATACAGCAGATAAAGACCTACACCGCCACCGTTGACGGCTACAGCTCCCGGATCGAGGCGGTCGAGCAGGAGGCCGCTGAGCTCAAAGAGTATATCAACGAGCAGCTCGCCGACCTTGGCGTCGCTGAAGATGTATCCGAGATCATCGACGCTATGATCGCAGACGGCACGCTCGAAGAGATGCTTAAGCGTACGATCCCTATGAGGACCGCAACGATCGAAAGATACGCCAGGATCCTCGACAGGTTCACCGATGCAGGTCTGACCGCACCGAGACTCTACATGCAGTCAGTCTGCTATCACGATCACCGCTACTACTTCTGCGGCAATAAGAACGCCGAAAACACCGAGCAGAGCATAAGCGTCTGGAGCGAGACCGGCGAGCTCCTCGCAAGCCAGGATTATACCACGCTCAGCCACGCCTCTGACATCTGCTACCTCAACGGCAAGCTCTACGTCGTCGCCTACAACCGCATAGCCGTAATTAACGCCGAGACGCTCGCGATCGAGTCGTACATCAACAAGTCGTCAAACATCAACAGCACCACAAGCGTGTGCACTGACGGTACTTACCTGTACATCACCGGCACCATGAGCGGCCAGATGTTCGGCATAGATAAGTATGACCCCGCAACCGGCGTAACTCTTAATATCACGAACAATCTGACATTCAGCGGCGTCCGCCAGGCGTCCGAATATCACGCCGGCTATATATACTACGTTTACAACGCGCCTAATGCTGTCGTAAAAGTAAACGCCGTAACCGGCACCATCGAGCAGGTCTACATGCTGCCGGTCAACGATGGATACTACTGGACCGGCGAGCCGGAAAAGCCGTTTATGAAGGACAGCGTACTGTGCGTCATGTCAGTCATACCGTATGCTACTACCGGTTATGGCACATCGACCTACGCGCAGCTGTTTCAGACAGATATCGTCTCGATATTCAAGCCGGTGTTCCCTTATACATCACCGGCCGTCACGCCTAAGCTCCTGCTTGTCAACGGCAGCGCGGCGCCGGAGCTCAACCCCACCGTCAATTTCACCGTGCCGGAAGAGCTCAACGCCATCGTCCCGGATATCCCTATATCATTAAGTAATGTGCAGCACGGCTACATCTCAAGGCCGCACGCGTCCGCTCTCTCGATCAGGCGCACCAGCGGCAACGGCCACCTCTCCAGGCTTGAGATCTACCAGGGCACGGCGCTGCTCAACTTCATTACAGTCGACGACCTCTTCACCGAAAACGCCGACGTTATCATTAAGCTCGGCACTGTGAGCACCGCAAACTGCAGAATGTCACGCGTCACCCTGGACGGCGTAACGTTCAACGACGCAACTAATCTCGAAAGGACAACGCTGATCGCCGGCGACGGCGCGGTGCTTAATATCACCGGCACTCCTACGGTCACCAACATGTCACTTGACGCCGAAGCGCGTTATCCGAGCACCGCGCAGCTGATAACGACCATGAACAATATGCGCGCATTTCTCACGAACGCTGGCACTCGGCGCATCGT